CCTGGCGCACCTGATATGTTTAAGACACAACCAACAATGCCAGATGTTAATGCTCCTGGCGCACCTGATATGTTTAAGACTGATAAACAAACTCCTAAGGGCGATGGTGCTTATGCAGATCAGAGTCAGGCCCGAGATCGTGCTAAACTTCAAGAAGGAATGTCGCGCAATCCGATAACCGGAGAAAAGTTAAAAGGAACAGGAACGCCAGCTTTACGTCAACGAGCTCGAGGTCAAGTCATAGCTAATGCAGGTCGAGAAAACAAAGCTGGATTTGAAAGAATACAATTTGGTGCTGGTGGAGAAGATTATGGTGCGCGCAATCAAACCACGTACGGCGAAAAAACTATTGGTGGTATGAAAACGAGCGTTCCGATATATTACAATCCAGTAACTGATAAATCATTTTCTCCGGAAGCAGTAATCAAATCTTCGGAACGCACACGTCCAGAAATGCTTCGTGGTAGAATGGAACAATTTGATAGACAACAAGCTACAGCTGCTATACAAGCAGGAGAAAACTCACGCATACGTTCTTCTGTGAAACCCTTACAGCCAGTCGTCATGAACAATTCTTCTTCAACGAACAACGGCTCGACCGCAGGATCAGAAGCTGATAATATGTCTGGACAAAATTTTCCTATGAACGCAAATAATCCTAATCTACAGAAGATTATAGCTCAACAGAACGTTCATTATCAATAAAAAAAGGGGAGCCGAAGCTCCCCAGTTAAATCACAGGTGAAAGGAATAATTCCTGTGACTATTCGTCATCCTCAGCGAGCTTATTGAAAAACTCGAGATCGTCATCATCCGACTTAATAGTCTTCGGAGCAGAAGCCGTCTTACCAACTGAAGGCGATGCAGCTGGACGAGAAGTCCTCTCGAACGGCATATCATCGGTTTCATCATTACGACGCGGAGAAGAAGCTTCCGAAAGAACCTTATCGAGCTTGCGCTTCAGTTCATCATAGCTCTTGAACTTATCAGGGGCAACCATTTCAGACAACGAGTACTGTGTCTTCCACAGAGCTTCCATGTTGTCGTCATCATCAGACAGCGGAGCCGGATCTTCGAACTCTGACTTGTCGTAGTTGCGATAACCCTCAACCTTACGAATCTTGAGCTTGAAGTTAGCACCAGCCCAAAGATCGAATGGATTAGTTGGAGTTTCATCCTCGAACTGAGGATTCATCTTCTCGTTGATCTTATCGAAGATCTTCTTACCAAACTTATAGAGGAATACCTTACCCTCGTTCTCAGGATGAGCAGGATCCTTAACGATATAGATATTGGCGATGTAAGTCAAACGACGCTTGCGCTGACGAACAATATCCTTATCCTTATCATTACCTGAGTTCCACAGCTTGGTGTTCATTTCTGAAACTGGATCAGGCTGATTAAGAGTCGTCAGTGAGTTTTCGATATACCATCCACCTGGACCTTGGAATCCATGATTCCACAGACGAACCCAGGGCAGTTCTTCATTCTGCGGTGCAGGAAGGAAGCGAATGACAGCATAGCCGTTACCAGCCTTATCAACTTCGGGCTGCCAGAAACGATCATCTGCTGACGAAGATCCTTCCTTATTAGCGAGCTTGTTGATTTCTTTAGTAAGGCGCTCGAGCGAAGAAGTGCGTTGACGCTTGAGAGCTGAGAAAGATTCGTTCATTTGTATGTCTCCGTTGTATGTGTTGTATGGTAGATATTCGTCTTATCCACAGTAATCATAATATATCTTATATAGCTCGATGTCAAGACGAAAATACATCTCGCATAACTTTTTTTATCGCAGACTTTTCGATATGCACGAAGGGGCGATACTTGTTTAATTGGCGATACATCTCTGGCCAGATAATTGTGTCATCTATTTCATTGTTCCATTTGTTGAGAACATCAAACGCAATATCAAAAGCGATAACAGTTTCAGCTGTGATCTTACTAGCCATATAGAACTTCAGTAGGATGGGATGAGTATCTTCTACTAGCAAGATGCGAGATGCACTATTGTTACAGTTATCCATTATCTTTTCGAGATCATCTTTTAAGAAATATGAAAATGACTCGATACGCTTACACCATGCTAGATAAACCTTTTCGGATTCTGGACCAGACATTTCACCGATCCAGCGAACACCAGCTTGGGATACGAAGTTAGCAACGAAGAAGTTAGTTAACTCGTCGTCATTATATTTGCGTTCTAACTTACGGAATAGAAACTGATCGCGACGTTTGAGGAATGATTCTTCACTGATCTTGCGAATCTTACCACCATACTTCACGAAGTCATAGTCGCTTGTGAAATGCAGTTTCAGAGCTTGATATCGCTGATATGCTTTCATTCCTTCCATCAGATTGGCAATCGCGATCCAGTACGTTTCATGAGATTAAGGGAAGTCGCTTCAGCGGAAAGCAGCTTGCGCATTGTAGGAGTCATGAGCTTTGACACGCTTTCGAATTCGAGCCCAGTCTTTTCACACACATCTGTAATAGCTTCTAGATAGCTCATTCGCTTTTCGGAAATACGAAATTCTACCATGCTGCAGAATGTGTTTGTACTCAATATGCTTGCTACTTGCTGAGATTCATTCACTTATCATATCCTTCGTATGGAGTTTGCGGACGACGAGTTTCTTCAAGCGCACCGAGAATCCCAGTTGCTCCGCCGTGATCTTTACGAACGATATCTTCAGATAATGCTTCTGGATAATATAGTTCTAATGCGACGCAATCTTGGATGCAAACAAATTTATGAAATTCGCCAGGACGAACAGTAGTAAAGTCACCTGCTCTGAGAACAGTGATGTCGGTGAGCTTGTAATTACTTTTTGATACATGAATTTCCAACACTCCGCTGATGACATAGAATCCGTTCCACTTATGTTCATGCTTATGCTCCGAGCAACGATAGCCAGCCTTGATGTTAATCTTATGCAGTTCGACCAAGCTGTTCTGAATAAGAACGCTCGTGTCTCCCCAAACTTTTCCTACGATATTAGCCACGATTCAAACTCCGCTTTGAGATATAATCCAACTCAACTATATCATATAGTAGTTTCTCGAAGTTGTCAAGACGAATCATATTTGGACCATCACTAGGCGCATTGTCTGGATCATCATGAACTTCCATGAACAATGCAGCAACACCAACAGCAACAGCAGCGCGAGCCATGGTAGAAACATACTGTCGTTGTCCGCCAGAACTTGTGCCATTACCACCAGGAAGCTGAACAGCATGAGTACAATCCATAACGACTGGATAGTTCATCTGCTTCATAATCTCAAGTGATCTCATATCAACGACTAGATTGTTATATCCAAACGTGGTGCCTCGTTCAGTGACCATGATCTTATTGCAGCCGAACTTCTCGAGCTTCTTTACTACATTGGTCATTTCTTGAGGCGAAAGGAATTGTCCTTTCTTTACGTTGACCGGTCGTCCGCTTTCAGCAGCAGCTTGAAGGAGATCAGTCTGTCGGCAGAGGAACGCAGGGATCTGAATGATATCAGCATTAACTGCATCACATTGCCAGGATTCGTGAACGTCCGTGAGTACTTGGATACCCCGACCACGGACGGCCTCCATTCCGTAAAACGCCTCGTCGAAGCCGCTACCTCTGTAACTATCTGCGGAACTTCGATTCGCTTTATCGAAAGAGGTCTTATAGATGAAGTTGATTTCACTATCAAACTTTTGTCCGACAGTAGTACATGCTTCTTTCAGAGCAAGCGCCATTTCAACCGCATGTGCTGGATCTTCAAAGATACAAGGTCCAGCAATTATGCTTAGAGGTTTATCATTTCCACAGTTATCATAGAACATGTTTAATCCCACAAATTTTGATAGTATTTACCAAACAAGCGCAAACCATTAGTCATGCGATCCTGAACTACTTTACGACCTTCCCAATCAACCTTACCTTCAGAAGCTTCTACCTGCAACGTGTGGAACGCATCATCCCAATCAGTATTGATTGTTTCGAACGTCCAGATCATTTCATCGAGAACCCAATCCCAACGATCAAAATGAAATTCGTCTGTATCCCATTCTTCTGTTTTAGGTTTAGCAGAGGTGGAGCGAATATGCTCAGGAACATCCTCGTCAGTTATATATGGCGCACCATGCTTTGTTGCTTTGAGCTGCACAAGCATAGGATGAATGATATAAGCGAGAGTAGAGTCCATAGACCATGTGTCGTAAGGATCGATACGAATCTTTACTTTCCGCTTCTTACGCTCGTGGATCCAATTACAGAACTTCCCGACGCATGTACCGCTGAGCCACTTACCAAACTTATCGCACGCTCTATAATCCCAACGATTATATATCGCAGGATCGTCAGAAGAAATGCCTCGACGATCAACCCAAAAGAAGATTTTGTCTGCGATCTGATATGGTCCGATCCAGTTTGTGTAAGGACCAATGCGAACTTTCATAACAAACTCCAAGAGTGGTTCGGGAACTAGGATTCGAATCCAGATTCGCAGATTCAAAGTCCGCTGTTCTGCCTTTGAACTATTCCCGAATGATCATAAATTTTCAGAAGTTCTCACTTGATTTTCAGTTAGAAACTCTTGCGAAATTTTCGCTGGCGTTTCGTCAACGAACGCCATAAGCTTCTTAGCTTTAGCAATAACTTCTTCGTCGGTTGGATACGGAGTATGCGCACGAAGCTTAGGTTTCGCTTCGCGTTCTATTTCTTGAGCGACCATATGTTCGTGATCGCACATACTTACAGCCATCCGAAGAACTGATAGTCGAATATTTTTATCACTTTCGCTGGTCATGATATATCCTTTGTGAATTAAGTGGTGAGTTTATTCTGTTTCCAAGGAAACTCACCGAAAACTCATTCAGACTAAGCCGCTAGGCGAACCTGAGATGCAACATTATCGTTGGCTGCATTTAGTTTTTTGCTTTGGTCTCCTCAAGCCTTTATCACGCCTGTCGATCCTAGTTTCGTCCCCAGCATAATAGACCAAGCATGGTTTATGGAATAATTGTTGATACATATGTATCTTATACAATCCTGTTGAAACTTCCAAAGCGAATACGATTCATCCATGTCTTATCTCTATTATGGTGGAGACGGCGGGTACTGCCCCCGCGTCCAGAACGCTTATTTCGTTTGTCTCAACGACCTTAGCATAGTATATATTAACTGGCTTTGCTCTGTTTGTCAAGAACAATACTTCTCCGCCATTCATATTGATCACGAATTCGTATAAGCGGACGCACATAGTCGTTACGATCGCCTTCGAACACTTCTATCTCGCCTTCATCTGAAACCATGATGATGGCAAACTTCCGAGTCAATATGCCAGTATGCTCTTCGAACATAATCGAGTATGCAGTAGCCTGTATGAAGTAATCCTGGATCATGTCAGCCTTTTTGATTTGTCTGGCTGTCTTGAAGTCGATTACTGTAGGCTCGCCTTTCCATTCACAGATAAGATCTGCTGTGCCTGCGACGCGAAGAATGTCTGAGAACATAGGGGATTCTGACGAATATATCAATCCTAGATGCTCGTCGATCAAAGGCTTCACTAGCTTGAATCGAGCATATTGATCTGGCATCGTATTCTGTGGAGTGACTTCATCACCCAACACATACTTCTCCATAACAGCATGCAGAGCAGTTCCGCGCCTAGCAGCCTGAGAACTAATCTTATTAGCCTCCGCTTCTCCCACGCGAGCGCGCCACTCGGCGATCATCTTTTTCTTTTCAGGCTGATCGCCAAGCAATGTTGTTATGGATGGATAGACGTTACCATCTGGGGTCTGATATCTTCTCCCAGATGGTGTATTGATTTGTTTCGCACGCGGCAAGTCAATGTGAGGATCATGATTAAATTTCATACTATTATATATTACACGACTAGGCCGCGCTCCTCGAGATCTGCTCTTGTTATGATATAATCTTTAACGAATCCAGAGCGTACTACATCATTCTTGTCAAACTTCACGATCTCAAATGACTTCATTCGTTCTGCAATCTTAAGAAGATTACCCATACCACTACCTTCGCGAGTATAGTCTTTCTGATTAAAATCACCACAGAAGATAACACGACATCCTTCGCCAACGCGAGTCATTACCGTATGGATTTCATGATCCGATAGATTCTGACACTCGTCAATGATAATGATGTTATCACGGAACGTGGTACCACGCAGGAACGATGTTGTATCAAAGTGAATATATCCATTCTGCTTCATCGTCTCGTATGATTTATCACAGAGCTCTAAAATGATACCTTGATATGGGCCTTCGTATGCAGCAGCTTTATCTTTTGCTGAGCCTGGTAAAAATCCCATATCTCTAGTAGGCACAACGCTGCGCAGGATCATGATGGGTCTTGGTCCATCACCATTAAGCATAGCGTTCAGAGCAAGATACATTGCTAAGAATGTCTTACCTGTTCCGGCACAACCGTGAAGAATGAGATTTTTATCATTATCGAATGCTTCAACGACTAATCGCTGAGCAGCAGTTTTAGGGACTACGCGACGAAGAATAGGAACAGCAGGTTGTCGATAACCTGTGGACTTTATCTTCTTTTTTGTTTTTCGTTCTTTTCTTGTCAAATACTTACTGGCTTCAGCTTCAAGGAATTGTTCGTCGATGATTGCAGCTACCGATTGAGGTATCATGTCTGCTCCGCTGTGTTATAATTGTTATAGGGAACATAACGAAATGTGAACGATTTACTGGTCGCGTGGTCCTCCTTAGAATGTGTTGACTGTGCTGCGGGGATGGCGTTTCTTAATCGTCTTAAGAATGTCGCGGAAGCCCGAGTCCGGCTTATTTTTGCCAGACGAAACGCCGCTAACGATAAGGGGTGCACCAATTTCTTGACGAATGTGTGTATTTTCCTCCAGATAGGTTTCCATCTGGGAGATTGTCATGAACTCATCAAAGACTTCGTCGGTCTTTGTGTTGACGAAAGTGTACCTTGGCATACGACTTATTTAGCTTCCTGTTGAAATACGTCTGAGAGCGATGGAAATACTTTTACGATTTCTTCCCAAGCTGCGAGCGCGAGCTCGCGATGCTCTTTCTGAGTAGAAATATCCATACGAACCTGACAGTAATGAATCCAACTACGAAGCGAACCCTTCATATACATACGTGACATTGTAAGACCTTCAGGAAGAACAGCACGAGCCTGTTCCTTAGCGATACCATTTTGAATCGCCCATACATATGCAATTCTAGCCTCATCTAGAACTGTAGTCTGATATTCTTCCCACTCATTCTGAAGAGATTCGTCGTCGGTCTCGACGCTATTCTGACGATTCTTCGTATCCTGTAGGCGAGCTTCACGAATAGAGAAACCCATATCCTTGGTAGGATCTGCGTAACGCTGACTAAACTCCTGAAAACTGAATGATCGATGACGAAGAACTTGGCGCCCAATATCACGAGTGGTATTGATTTCCATCACTACGTCAACCATCTCAAACGGCGACCAATGATTATGCTTCACGAGATAACGAAGGAGCTTTGGAGCAGATTCGCTATTCATCTGATTAGATGGATTACTTACACGAGCAACATAAGCGATGAACTCATCAGCGGTCATGTTACCATCTTTAGTATTAATCCACGATTCAGTAACCGCAACAATTTCAGCAGTGTTCATAATAAATCAGTTCCTTATTTGTTTTTCGTTTGATTATTCAGCTCGAGCAACTTCAGTACCTGTCCAGATGTTTCTTCTACTTCCCACGCAACACCAGTAGAACCATAAATGAAAGTCGTCAAACTTCCGCCTGGAGTTTTTGACCATTCGTAGACTGCAAGGATACAGTCAGCCTTAATCCAAATAGGATCGCCCTTATATTGCTCAACGGTGTTTGTTAATTTTAAGAACATGTGAACCAATCTGGTACTGGCCGATTCGTCCATTTTGCGAATCGCGCCTTATGATTTATATAGTAAGCGCGATAGCCGTCTACAGGACTTTCGCGCTTACAATCTTCTGGCATCGCCTGAGGGAACTGAGTCAGTGGACCGAAGCTGATATTCCTCGGAGGCTTAGACAACAGATCAAACAGTTCGCCGCACTTGTGTTGTTTGCCATAACGATATGTGTATTCTTTCAGAAGAGCAGCAAGCAAACACACAGACCAGTTGTAGTTGTTGTTCGTTTGCATCGACCACTGAGTGCAAGGATGATTGACATGAGTCGCCTGATACAACGAATCATTGCGCTCATCAGTCAGAGTCCATCGCTTGACATTGCGACCTGTCTTAGACTTACCCAAGACTTCAGCGCCATCGATGATACGATGGGCCGAGGAAAGCATCTGTGCTTCCTCGAGAATCATCTTGACGACATGTTTGTCGCAGTGCTGTTGTGCAGCTGCGATTGGATCTTTATCCAGGATGAATCTGTTCATGCGAGCTCTTCTTCGTCGATTTCAGTTTCCCAGTATCTGCAGTAGAAACTGCTTTTCAGCTTATCAATTTCCCACTGAGGATAACCTTGCTCAAGAAGCCATTCAAGACCGCGCCCTTGTGCTTCTTTCGGTATGATTTTTGGGAATCCATACTTCCAGCCAGAAGGCGGATCGATCATCGTCACTTTCACTTTAGCCATCACATTACTCCGTAGTGCTGAAACAGACCAGCAACATATATTATAGTCACTACAACTTGAATTGTCAAGAGCGAATATTTACGCCACATCCACCCAACAACAAACCAACCCAGATTTCCAACTAGGGAAAAGTAGATGTTCAGTGGGTAGATGTTCCATGCGGTAAGTCCGACCCCAATAATCAAGATGGCTGTCGAAATCCATTCCGTCCATAATTCCGTCGATTTGCTTACCAATGTCGAATGACTCCTGCGATGATAAAGAAGTTTGTGATAACGTAACACAACACAATAACAGTTCTGATGATTGCCACATTGTCAGCTTCCCTATCATCGCTTCCGGATTTTTCTCCGAGAGATTTAGCCCACAGTCTCCACATTCAATCTCTCGTCCCAATATTCGACAACATCAGCCCAAGTTTTTGGGTCATATCCCGCATCGATCATATCGATGTTGATCATAATCTCAAGATCACTGTTCATTAAAAAAATCCTCGGCTTCTTCGTATGTCATGAAATACTTCAGAGTCTTCTTGATAGCCTTACGATTTTTCTTATAGTCCTTAAGATCTTGCAGCTGAAATCCTTCGAGCGTATCCAAGTCGTCCAACAAACTTTCGATATCTTCGTGAATTCTGATGTAAGAATCTTTTAGATTTTCAACAGTGATCTTATCAGCCATTTCGTGATCAAGATCGAGAGAAAAATTCAAGCTCATTTAACTTCTCCTTCAGTTTCTAACTGTTTGATGCGGATTCTTAGTTCTTCGTTTTCTTTTTCTAATCTAGAAATATCGAGAATGAATTTCTCAATTTCTTTTTCCAGACTATCGAGCATTTGTGCGTATGAATCTTTCAGTCTCATGACATAATATCCACAACACGATTGCTCTGTTCACTCACTATACGTACCCGAGCTTGACGGCTTTCTCCAGAAAATCTATTCTTGAGTTGAAGCGCGCGAGGTGCATATATTTGAGCGTCGTTCTGAACGGACCCTTCTGCATTAGTCCAATTTTGGATAACAGAAGAGCCATTCAATATCATATATTCGATTCTCACAGTATCCATCTTACTTGTACTCCTGATAGTGATCACTGACTTCTGGAGGATCGATATTGATCACTTCATTGTCTCTATCAACAACATTGATAGACATCCACTCACCATCATTGCGCTTGATTTGAATCTCGTATCTGACTGCTTGCCACACTTTTTTAGGATTTTCATCATCACAATGACAATCAACCCAATCCCAGAAGTTAACTGCACGAATATCAGTAATCATCACTTATCCTCGCGATGATATTTTACGCTATCTCTAATAGACATACCAACACCCCACGTCACGATCATCAGCAATCCTACGACGATCATCTCTTGACCAACAAGCATCAGTAAAATCCAAAATACGAACACAACCAACATGATTGCGATCATACCATATGAAAATGCTATAAGGTGTTCTTTCATCAATCAAAACTCTTTCCACGTATATGTCGAGCTTCGTGTCTTGAACCTCACAGTCCAATAACCTTCATCGTTGATATACTCCTGAAGGATTTCAGTGACAGGCGAAGTCTGCCACCAATCTTGGCCTGTGTATGTGCGAGCATTTAGCGAGCCGACACGAACACCACAACCAACACGAGGATATGTTACATCAGGAATTGGCTTGTAGCTTTCAGCATCAAGAATTTCACACATAAGACCAGAGTCACCAACACCATCACTGTCACGCACCAATGAATATCTAGTCATCACTTTTGCACACAAGTTGCGAGGGCGACAGTTGCCCATCTACTGTTAGATTTGACGGCATCCAAAGCAATCATACAGTTCTTTTCAGAGGTAAACTCTTGCGTGGTTACTGTTTGACCACCATTAATCGCTGATATAACAATCAAAACATACAGCATCACTTCACCACTCCGGTCCCGTTATCTTTTCGGTACGCTCATAGATATAACTGAAGTCTGCACCGTATGTAGGAATAACCATCAGTTTCTCAGGCATACCATTCTGATCTTTATCGCCTAGTGTACCGTGAATAAAGAATGTACCAGGGTGTGTCTCAGGTGTCAACCGACGAAGGATCGTTGTCTGCATATCACACTTCTTGGTGAGGCGCTCGATCTCGTCGGCGGCTTCTTGTTTAATTTTGTAGTCAGCAGCCGTTTGATACGCTGGACCGCGCAGCCGCTTCACAAGATCATCGCTCATTGTCTGCTCTCTAGCTCGCGCATTTCGTAACCCAAATTCACAATTTCTTCTTCCAAGTATTCTATCCGCGCATTCGCCTCAGCCAATTCCCGTTGCAGCTCCTCGATGCGATTGGCACACTCTTGCTTTATCTTAAATCCTGCAATCGTATCGTAGCCTTCTGCACGCAGCCGTTTCACAAGATCATTCATTTGCATTCCCTCACATGCTTACAATCTTTACGGAATCCGAAGCCAACGCAAGTACAACTCCACTGAGTATCATCGCGAGTGACTGTGTATGTAGTTCCTGGCTTTGATCCATTGACTATGAACGACGCGCGATTGAGCTTCAGCTCACGCGGGAGCGCAAGACTGATATCAAGCCCAACAATACGATCACGATCGATCACACGAAACGGAAACTGCGAATCACCAGTCGAGACGCATATAGCATCACTGGCGATCCACTTAGGATTAGGAAGAATCTGACCTGTATACTCATTGATAGGATTGATTACGCCCGCAGCAAACACAGCAGCATTACGGGCGTCACGAACACGAATGGTAACCACTTCGCCTACATTCATACCCAATCTCCTATCTATGACTTATTATAGCTCACTCAGAGCTGGTTGTCAAGTCAGTAGCATCATGCTCATACAAGAACATCAGACAGCACATAGCGTGGGCTAAATGATTCTTACCGGTTTCAGGATCATTCTTTTCGCCAATTTTCCAAGCCCACAAATGACGTTGAAGTGCGTCAAAATAACGCCTCTTGGCGTCAGGTACTTGTTTCCAATTATCACGTTCATACTTCTTAGCGCCTAGAGTGAGGACATCTACTGTAGCTGTAAGCGCGTTCGCAGGGAGCAATCCAAACTCTAACTTATCGCCATCAAATTTCCTTCCACCAGTCGTGGCTATTTGCGACATTTTTACTGCATCATCACTCAAATCAAATTCTCCATATTAGATCGTTCCACCAATTCATCTGCTATCCGATAGAAATATTCCGCCATGTACTTAGATCCATGAGCACTCTCCCATGTTGTTAAGATGAGATCAAATACAGTAGACGTGACGTATCTAGCGTTGTCGCCAGGTGTTCCACAATCTACCGTATCCATAGTGCGGAATATGAAATCGAGAAAGTCTTTCTTAATTCGTTCTTCATCTGTCATACTGGCATACCAGCTTCAGATAGCATACGTTCAATTATTTTGCGGAACTCGTCAGGGCTCTCCAAGATATACGCCTGACGGATCTTGTATAGATCCGAATTTATTTCGCGATTATCGACGACTGTGAATTTACCACGACCTTCGATTTCATCGATCAGCTCATCGTCATCTAGTTCCCGAAGATCAAATTCCACATTCACGTATGCCATCACATAATCTCCTATACTATTCCGCTTCTCTCAGCGCGTCTTCTTCCCACTCAGCCATAGTCTCGCTGATAGAGAAAGTCGTGTCGATATCGACAGGAATGTTTTCCGTAACCCATATCGAATCGCCTTCGATATCATAGAATTCTTCTATTCCATCAACGTATTTACCGCAGAAATTCATGCCGCACTCATAGAAATACGCTTCAATGGTAAATCCGAGCGACTCGAGATGATTATAGAATCCGATAGGAGGACCCCATGCAGAATCGAACCATAGATTTAGTGGGCCCGATCCTTCGTCGAGATTATCGATCGCAGAGCTACACTCTACGTCCCATTTCGTACCCCAATTATCAGAGCACCAACCATATTCCCACTCGCCGTTAGGCGGAGGCATGAACGTATCCATAGGATTCTTATCGACGAACGCTTGTGCGAGACGCCTAAGCTCGACTGGATTCTCGTGAGTGATCGTTGTATTGTTCTGGCACCAATTGGGCATTTGATGATCTCCGATTAAGCGGCTTCGAGCATTTCGTTATGAACCATACGACAGTAATCAAACGCGACGTCTGCGGCCTGTCTGATATCACGGACATCATAATCCGTGATTGTATCAATGTTACGATATCCACGTTCGCCGCGAAGCTCGAAGATATTGAACGTTGCGGAGCCGTTCCAGGCGATAGTAAAGCCCAAGTTCTCATCGGTGTGAACGATATAACCATAATTCTCGAGGATTTCATGAACAGTCATTGGGTTTCCCTTCATCATATATTTCATTGTAGCTGGCTTGGGGACGATTGTCAAGTGGAAGATTGACGCTGAAGCTTGAGCGTGAGATTAGCTAGATAACGCCCACAATCCTTATCGGCTAAGGCTGCGACTAAAAGCATATCGGGCGAGGTTTTGGTGATACGGCTTATGTGCTTAAGAACACCATCTAGCTGGGAATATTCGAGCTCCGGATAACGCATCAAGAAACCCTGCATCCTGCTTGCTAAGCGCATTGAATAATTTCCTTCTTCTGGAGCTCTGACATAAGCCAATCGATCTTATCTTTGAATGCACGAGCTAGACCATACTCCTTATAGTCCATGGCTAAGCCATAGTTCTCTTCCATATGATCCAGAGCGATACGGATTTGTTCAACAGTCATGGTCTAGTCCTCCTGCGCTTCGAGATGAAACGTGAATTCTTCTTCGTCTTCGAAGATATAAGAAATCGTCGATCCGTCCAGGATAAGAACGAATTTATCAGTATTGCAAATCATCGGATTTCCTGACGTAACCCCAGCGAAACTATCGAAGTCATACATATCGAAGGGTTCGAACGTGGACGTAGCAACGAGACGGAGAACTTGGGCTTCAGTGATCATTTCGTTTCCTTTCATCATCATATATTGATTATAGCGCGAAAAGAGCTGATTGTCAAGGGTAGCAAAATCAGTGACTTAGGGATAAATCACTGATTTTGCTAGGAAAACTTTTTTTAGATTTTTAATAATTTTCGGGCGCGCTTGAACTCAGCTGTAGCTATAGCTAAGTTGAAGTCTTTGTGCTTATAGTGATAGTCAAGCTTACGTTCGATGATTTTTATTATAGCTAAGATCGAGTATTTATCCGTAAAGCTAAGTTCACGATCGTGTAGCATAGCTTTAGCTTCAACTAGAGCTAGACTGTGTTCGACGTATTTAATAGTAGGGGAAAACTTACAAACCTTTACGATACGTTTTCCAGCGACTTGAACTTGAGTATAGCGCGATTTAAGCTGAACTATAGACATTTTTCAAACTCCCTGATATCCCTATTACTGATTATAGGGGGTTAAGGAATAATTGTCAAGGCCTTATTTCTTAGGAGGTTTTTCGATCGCAAACTCAAGCCTAAGCCCGATTTGTTGCAGCACATTTTCGTGGGCCATTTTATGAAGTTCTTCTACCTTCGGCGCTTGTCCAATGAATTTATCGTTGGATTTGAACCACGCATAATACTGTCCATGCTCTTTGATGATTTTCACGGGAATGTATGCGCGCTCGCTGCTGTCCCAATCTATAATGTCGTCAGAGGATACAGAGCTTATGTGTCCAACGTCTTCTGATGTATCAACCCATCCAAAGAATCTTTTCATAGCCCAACGAGCAAGAACAATACCAGCAATCCAAGAGCAGGCTGAGATTAGTACGTATGTAAGATATTCCATATGTTTTCCTTTAGGACATAAATGATTCTAGAGTATTAGAGAACTGTGAGCTCTGATGAGCTTTCTGCCACTGGATGCGGACTTCCTTACGATTATCCATTCCCATCTTACCCCACGAGCCTTCTTTCGTTTCGATCGACACGAACTGTGGGAAATACTTTCTGAGTTCTTCTGCAGCTTGCTCTTGTAGTTCTAATGTACGGAATGTGGAATTTCCTCCGACATTGTTGTGAACATAGTTGAAGAAGAAGTTATAGAGGATAGCGTTCTTATGCCCTTTGGTGAGCATAGAAAGAGTGATCCAATAGTCTTCGTACAACTTAATCTTCGGATTCGCGCGATACATCCCATCGAATCGGATATCAGCTTCTTCCATCCAGTCGGTGCGCAATCCGTATGTCGTGTATGCTCGACCAACTTCCTTGAAGTCTTCACGAACGTGATTGTTCCCGCCACGAGCAGAAAACCCAACCTGCATGTAAGAGTCGAGCATCTTGTCTAATCTATCATACATCATCATGAATAGAGGTTCTGGCATATCGTTGTATTGCTTCAACTCTGTATCGCGCCAACCAAACGTAGCGAGATCGTCGATGAACCAGACCTTTCCCTTTCCGATAGCAGGATGCTCAATACAACGTTGACGGATATCAGCAATCCCATCAATATCCATTGGATTACCAATGATTCGAATAGTTTCGGGGATATGCTTACGAAGTTCTTCTACACGATCCTCGCGTGTGAACATGTATACTTGATCATGAAGCGAAGCAGGAATCTGAAACACAGCTTTCTGCTTATCCTCGCGCATGAACGTTGTTATGATAATCTTAGGGGTTGAATTCATCTACAAAGGTTTCCAATGTCATTGCTTTATCATCGATATACCACACACCGTATGGCTTACCAAACACGAGCTGATCGAACGGAACGTCATTGCGATCAAGCCATTCTTCAGTGATTTTACTGAGCTTGCTGAAAGCAAACTCCACATCATTTCCACACGTGCGCATGTGACGCGCAGTAAGGATGGTGATGTACCAACCCTTATCACGCGCCTCACGAAGTTTATTGATTGTTGCTGGGATAGGTGTCGATGACGCATAACGAACGACTGAACTCTCGATCAGAAGATCGTTCATACACAGAGTATGATCTAGATCAACGACTAGGCTTTGATCAAACAATTCCGCTGTCTGAGCGCGCCTGACGATAGAGGGCATAATACAACTCCTGATTTCTTTCACTGTGATCATGTAATGGTATCATAGTCAAAAACAGAGACGCTGTCAAGAACAAAGTGATCCGCCAAGTCTTTTCACCATACTTATCGATGAATAGAGTCTTATATGCGTTCCTGGCTGCTTCTTTGCCAGCATCGAAGTAGATAGTCTTGCCATCTTTATTTAGATAAAGCTCTGCATCCACATAATCATATGGATAATAGGCTGAATGAGTAATCTTGGCTAAGTCGTATAGGATATTACCATAAGCTTCACCACGAGGATCAATCAGCTTGATTTGCTTGCTGCCGGGATGATAAAAGATGTTCGAGAAGCATAGATCACCGTGAAACAAAGAATCTTGGAAAACATCAAACTCACCGTCGGCGGTCATATTAGCAAACTTCGACAGAAATTCTGAATCAAATTCTGAATCATCTTCATACGCGAACTTATGACTGATCGTAATGTATCTTTCGTAGTTCTTAGTCGCTACATTATGAAAGAACTGAGGCTTGCCTGGCTTGAAGTAGAACTTGAATTTATCAGTCACTTTGAATAACTTCGTGTAGATTTCAGCCCAGAAGATAGGATCTGATTCGAGATATAGATACAGCTCGCGAAGAGTCGGACTATCGACACGTTCCATTGTGTATGTCGGACGATCACCATACAAGTTCTTATCCAGGATGCGAGGCGTCATCACCTTAATTGAAGTCGGAAGATTATCATACCAATTAGCTTCAGCATGAATCTTGCTGGGTTGTACGATAGACGTCTTCGTGATCGTAGCACCATCGCTGGATGGAAACAATTGATTGAACGATCGAGAATTCTTTATTCCACGATTCTCAAGATACTCCTGCAACGTACCAAAGTCAACGATCTTAACTGATTTAGAGTAGATTGATTCTTTCTTCATGTATCGAGTCATCGCAGAAGATATCTGAACTTCTCCTTCTTTTGTGCCATGAATTGCGTCAATCATACAACTACGAAACCAAGAAGCATCAGTGAAATAATAAACTCCGCTAACAGCAGTATCTGTTGCTGGCATATCTCGCGGTTTGTCGTGGAATTTAACTACAGCTCCTGCGTTGAGTTCAGCCATACACCAGCGTTCCCAATCAGGAACCTTTTGTACTGAAATCCAAGATGTACGAGAATCAGTAAACGGTGCGTGATTCACAACGATATCACTGAGTAGAATCAATACAGCTTCTTCACCGATGTCTTCCGGAAGACCAGAATAGATAGAAACACCAGGACCATCCCTTCCCGCAGCTTCAGCGTATTCCGCAAAGCGAACTCGCGAGTCGTCAGGAAAATACATTCCGACGATCTCGCGAATCTTATTTGCTTGATGTCCGACAACGATACATACTTCACGAGCACCGCTATCAAATGCGAGCCTAATGTTATGTACGATGATAGGAATATCTTGATACGGTAAAACGCACTTCGGATAGTTCTTACCTAGTTCATTGAAACGAACACCACGTCCAGCGGCAGGAATCACACAATACATCATAAGCCCTTTTCTAATGAACTTGATCAAGTCCTAATTTATATAGGATTCCGTTTGCTTCTTCAGCAAATCCATTATGTCCTAAGAAATTAGCCCACTCTTCGGTGTCCCACATGTTAGGAGAAACACCATTCCATCCTTGATGCCATAGCTTATGTTCTTTATCATCACGACGAGAATAAACAAATCGCCTGCGCGTATCCTCATACTTTGCTGAACCGCAATTCAACATAGACTCTCGGAAATACATCACGACCGACATACGCTCGAAGCCTTCTTCATGATTGAAAGCAGGGGAGTTAGAATGGATACGATGAGCGTTCATCATAATCAAATCACCGGCGCGAATGTTAGCTGCCACACGAAACTCCGGAAAGCACAAATAGAATCCGTCATAGTCTTTGCCGTTATCTAAGACTAGAAGATTACTGAATCCTTTCGGATTTTCATGCGACTCCCACGACTCACATAGATCACCGACGTCACGATGCGCTGCTGTACGGAAATCGCGATTGATAGTTAGAGTGGTGTAAACAGTATCGCCTATGCGCCAATCTTCACCGAGTTGTTCCATAGCAGCTGCTTGTCCAGCCCAACGCACAGGCACTTCGCGCTTGAACACTTCGTTTGCTGCGTGAAACAGAGGGAGAGAAGTCTTATACAAATCTTTATGATTTGCGCTCCAACCTGTTTCACGGCAGAATGGAATGCGTGGATATCTATCCATGAATCCACCGACTCCCGAACGAACACCATTAGCATATGTCGAGGAAGAAATTAATTCATCAAGAATAAACTGAGATCTTTCTACTCGTTCAGTAGCGGATAGATCTTTGATACTATGAAACCATTCGTCAAAATTAAATTCTGTGGTCTTATGAACAATCCAGATAGCTCCAGATCCAATCTCTGCGAGATTCTTATTAGCACCAGAGCCTCTTCCCTGCAAAGGCTTATTCGGAGTGTTCTCGTATATTTCTAGCAGACGATCATTACCATTAACAGTAGGTGGACTACCAGCCATAATATATTGAAGAACAGCCTTTTCTCGCTGTGTGACCCAACGACGCTGTCCTTGACCATCTGGAAGTTTTTGGAATTCAGTATCCCTCTCGATACCAGCAGCCAAACCACGATTGTCTGACATCATTGCGCCAGAACGAAGAGCGGTGTATGCGCTATCTGTCATTTCCTTAGAAAAAACATTCTTACGAAACTTACACAACAAATTCTTTTCGCTGTGTGTTTCGCCCATCATGATTTGAAGTGGCGTCAGTGGCTCGTACACATCAGTGTCTTCATTCAAGACAAGATCGTAACAATCGTGATCCAAAAACTTACCCAGAACATGATCCATCTGATCGCGGAAAGACTTTTCGAGATAGATTACTTTTACCATAAATGCTCCTTAAAATCCTATCTCTATGTATGCTTCAGAAGATTTTCATATGTGTTATAATACACATTTATAGCACAAATTTTGCTAATTGTCAAGTCACTTGGAAAAAGAAAGATGAAGTCTACATCAGGATTTTTATTCACGAGCCATGTCAAATAATTTAGGCGACCAGGATTATCTGCTGCGTTCGCTCGCGTGCTAGGACCATAATTATCGGAGCCATCATAGATGTTCGAAAGGAGCTGATTGTCATCTTCAATAAGAAAATCAAATCCCAAACAAATTAACTGATCATGACCAGCCTTGATAGATTCGATCATAGCATTCATTCCTGCGTTGCTACGAGGCCTCCCGATATTGCATTCGGAAGGCTCCCATCGCTCATCGATAGGCGGAATAACAACTTTCGATGACGGAAAATCGCTACGCTCTATCTCTTGAATAATGCCGTCATCAATAGCAACAAGCACATCAGGAATAGAATGATCCGGAAAATCGCGATACAAGGCGTTACAGCCATATATCGTCCCATATTGTTTGAGTCTAGATAAATCTATTCCCTCGCGAGAAGTGCCATTACCAATGATGAAAGCAGTATTCATTTCTTCGCCTTTATCTTCTTATCATTAATCTCTACATTATCATCAACAATTGGCCAATTCGCTGTTAGAGTAGGAAACGCTTCCCTGACAGCATCCATACGAATAGTCAGTTTTCTGTTTTTCATTCTAAGAAGCAATAGCGCATCACGAGGATCGATAGATTCTAAAACTTGAATGAATAGATTTTCTCTACGCAATTGATTGACTTCACGTCCTTCATCACTATCTACAAAATATATCAGTTTCTTGCATTCAATGTAAAGTCGTCCTTCCTGATCTGCTGCATCAAACAATGGCTTGTATGGAGGATCTCCAGGAGGAAGCAACCACTTGCATCCAGGATCCATACCATAACCAATTATCGTCTTCAGCGCATATGAACTATGCAATCTTAGAAAGTCGATTTGTCTTTCTTTAGTAGTCTGAGCTTCGATCTTCCCAATGATACTGGAAAGAGCAACGTTAGTATTAATTGCCATCAATGTTCTCCTTGTTGTAGTCAATTACATTTATAAACTTTTTCTTGTCTTTATCTGACCAACTGCGCAAATAATCATTGTCTTGATTAAAAATATCAAGATATTGTTCTTCTGAGATTTCTCTATGAGAACATATAAGATAACCAAGATGTTGCTGACTAAACTCTTCGAAGTCTACGTCGTCTTCACGACACACAACTTCATCAAGCGCATGATTAATGTCATCTTCTACTTCTACAACAAAACGAACTCGATGCTGTGAAATAGTTTCGACAAGAACAAGTTTCTTCATTAAATATCGCCTTCCTTACGATTCTCAGAATAAAATGCATCAAACGTTCCACCAGGATATCGCGACTTCAGCTTCTCTACATTCTGGGCAACAACTTCGTTAGGATCGAGCTGGAGCGCATTGCAAGCATTAGCCCAATACCAAATAACATCACCAAGTTCTTTCTTGAGATGCTCTCGCGTTTCGTCGGTGTACGGCTTACCCTGGAACAATACCTTCTTGACGATTTCTTGCGCTTCACCAGCTTCGCTTGTCAGACCGATGAGGGATGTCAGCAGCAGCGAAACATTAAGATGATCATTCGTATAATGTAACTGCGCTGCACGAGCGATAAAGTCACCCATCGAACGACTTTCCACACTCGTCACACCCATAACGAATTTAGAATATCGACTCATATCAATAGCGGCATTAGTCGGAACGGAAATCGCTTCAATCAATTCAGCTGCATTATTATTCAAGTTAGTAGATTCGTTCATGTTCATTATCAGTTCCTTGTTGTTGTAGGGATATTGAATGAAATTGGCTTCAACGGCGAAACTCATTTTAGAACTCCGATATGGCTTCAGTCAAGGTACGAAGTCGATGCTTTACGAAATAATTGAATATCTTATTTCTAGGCTGACGTTCATAGCTATCATATGTTTCTATGATATGATTCTGTAAAGTATCAGGAATGCAATCTAGATCAACTAGCATCTTATTGCGATAATAGTTGCGCAACATTTCTCCTGTGCAATATGCTTCAGGTTCCATCAGAGTCCATTCTTCTAGCTTCTTTTTAGACAAAGGCTTTTGTCTAGCGCCCGAAACAAACGTATCGTCTGCTGATAGGAAGTTCGGTACACCATCACCACTATCTCCCTGCAAGATGTGATACTGTTTGAATCGCTCTGGATTTACGTCAGGCGTGACATACTTCTTACCTACGGGTGAATACTGAACAACGTTCGAGAACTTCTGCAGTTGTGCGAAATCTTTGTCGCCAGACACAATGAGGATCTTTTCGTTTCCGCCTAGAAACACTCCGCGAGTATTACAGATAGCTCCGATGATATCATCTGCTTCTGCGCCTTCAAAACGAAGAACGGGATATGGCATATTTTCTTGAATTTCGTCGCGGATCTTATGGAGCGATTCGAAGATCAGCGACCAGTTGTGCTCAGACTTATCACGAGACTTTTTACGATTAGCCTTATAGTGTGGGAAAGTTGTACGCCTCCAATATGAAGGTCCGTCACAACAGATCACAAGCTCGCCGTAGGTACTACCAAACTTCTGCTTGTACATACGCAAGCTCGACAGAACCATATGGCGAACCATATCCTCATCGAGCTTGCTTTCATTATTAGCCAACTGCATCATGATATTTGATATCATCACCTGGCTGAAATCAACGAGAATCATGCTTCACTCCATTTCATAACATATAGTACCATATCAAAGGGAGAATGTCAACAACTTAATTGTCGTTGTCACCATCTTCATCATCATTGCAGCCAATAAAATCAGTGTATACCGTTGGAGGCTTAACATTCACAGCAGCTTTTACGACTTCCTGTAATGGATGAGACACGCCCATAGTATTAAGGAGCGTAGAACGTAAAGCCTCAACTGTAAAGCCAAAATGCTTATCGAAATCCTCATTGAATATGTCAAACCCCTGTTGGGCTAACATATTCACCATATCAATGGCGTAGGTTTCAATAACTTCGTCGATGTATTTACGACGATTCAATTCTTTAGCAGCTTCATCATCAACGGACAGAATAGTCCTCACGCGAGGACCGGGAAAAATCAAGACGTTGTTATTTGATTGCTCGGAGGAGAATTGTTTGTTCATTGATTCTTCCATTCGTGTTTGACGCCTTCGTTGTTAGGGATTCAAAAGCTCGTTCCGCGGCCTTCGCTGTAGACGTCGTGATAGCAAACAAACTATCCGCTGGCTTACGAAGCTTCTTCTGCTGTGATTTGTCGGAGTAACCAATAATGGTCGTTCCCTTAACAGACAACCCTTTCGCATCAGACGCAACGTAATGAGCTAGAACATTCGTCTTAGTATTTAGAGCCCAAAGAGCAGACGCGCCTACGATCTTAGACGGATCAATAGAAACAATCTTAAGATCAGTATGCTCTTTCTGGAACTTAATCTTGGACACAACCTTATCAGCTGTCTTAGGTTTCTTCAGTCTCTTCTTGCGAACAACAACCTTGCGATTGTTAGAAACCATTGACTCACAATCAGACATCATGCTCTTAAAGAACGATATGCGATCCTTGAGCTGCTTCTTATTCATATTACGATAAGCATACTTGAGATCGTCGTCTTTGGTCGTTAGAACTTCTTCTAGCTCTTGCAACCAAGGCTGATAGTATTCGGATATGGCTTTAGCTTGAGCAGGCTTGACTTCTTTTTCTTTCAGCCACGTATAGAAGTTCTCGATATTGATAGTACCCTTATCGAGAGCTTCTTCGACGACACAGATCATGTCGTTTGACGTATTCCGCGCAACAGAAATGGCGTTGGATTTCTTTTCTAGCTTCATGAGCGCTGCGCTCTTACGACACATAGTCAAGATGCGCTCTTCGAGCTTATTCTTACGATCGTCGTCAGCAAGACCCATAAGGTACATGCGAGCCATAGAAGTCACAGAACTCGACACATGCACGTCAGGCAAACGATTGAACATAGCCACAGAGGCCTTAGACATATTAGATTCTTTCATGAATTCTAAGATGTACTTGCGACCTTCCTTTGGCTCATAGAAATAGTTGTACCAGTTATAGGCCTGCATCTCGCGCGAGCGAATCTCGGAATCGTTCAGAAAAGCGATGTCGTCCCACACGGGCTCTCCGCCCATATGATTCGAATCTAGTCCTCTCGGCAGAATAGCTTTACGTTTCTTGATCTTGACTGTAAGCAAACTCTTAGCCATGTGAATCTCCTACCACTATTACAAGTATATCATACGACTAGGTGATTGTCAAGAGTTATTAGTCATTGAGCTTAGGAAATCTTGCCATTGAGAAGCCCGCAAATCCCAGTTGTAATACTTATCGAAATATATCTTCTGGAGCTTGAGTGTATTCTGATTATGATCTTGCCAAAATCCCTGGATAAGCATATTGAGGATTCCTGCGAACTGATTGGCATGTCGCCCATTATCTTCATCGAAATTATACATTACGCCAAAATTGGCACATGTTTCGGGAAGAGCTTGGAAATTAGGGCATATCACGCTGCATCCGGCGCTCATAGCCTCGATCACCGAGATCGCGCTAGTCTCTGGCCAGATGTTCGGATACGCATAGATGTGCGCTTTCTTGAGAGCTTCGCGCACGACTTCGTTTGACTGATATCCGTGATATGTGATGTTAGGACTTCTATTGCATCGATCGAAGAGAGCTTTGTATGGCTCATCGCGTTGCTGCCATCCATAGATCTTGAACGAAGAAAATACGTCAAGATGAAAATCTACACCGCGCTCGGCTAGAAATTCTGCAACAGGAACGAGAAGCTCTAATCCTCGATGAGGCGTCGTATGATAAATAAGTCGAATTGTTCCTTTAGGCTTTTCGTGCTTCTCAATAGGAACAACAGCATTCTGTAGGACTATCCCCTTGGAATAGGGTACATTCAGTCCCATGTTATATGTTGCTTGCTGGTGATTGGAAACGAACACGAGCTTCTCGAATCGTGCGAGACTCTTAGGATCTTTCAGATGCTGCGACTCTGGATCATCCCATGTGTCATGAAGCCATAAGATGTTTTTCTTATTGGGATCGATCGCGCGCACGCGAGAACAGATAATGTTGAACTGATCAGTAAGATCTTTAGGAAGTCGCTGCATCAATCCCTGATACATTTGCTCAGTTCCACCCTTCGAGCCGATATGCTCGAAGGTACCATTATTAGACGGATCGATTTGCGTAGAAGATTCTTTTAGACCAGTGATATTCAGTTTAGTCATTCACTCGCTCCATATGCGATACACTGTCAATACGGAAAGAACGCCAGCCGGCAGCAACAATATCAAAGACAGCCAAAACATTAGGATTATCCTTCGTTGTAGTTTCAGAATCGTTCATCAGAGGAGGTAGATACTTATCTTGCAAGGAGCATCGCATAAGGCGTTGCGTACCATCCTTCTTAAGAAACGACACTTCGATCACACCATTCTTTGCAGCTTCGCGAAGTTCTTCTTTAGTATATAGCATTACAATTTCCTTCCGAGATGTTTGGCATCAGTGCCGTCAGTGATATATTGATATGCGCCCTTTGAATACGCCGGTGCGGTGCGCGCAGCCTTATCTTGCATAGCCTGTACAGTAGCAGCAGACTCAGCTGATTCACGTTTCCATTTATGATCATTGAGCTTATCGCGCTTTGCAGCTATTCCGCCAGGAATAGTGTTAGTCATGGGCGCAGCATTAGATTCTACTGCAAGGCTATATGAGAACTTCTTATTGGATTGAGTAGGCTTGACGTAGCCCACTTTCTTGAGTAACTCTTCAGTCATACGCCTAGACTCAATCATAGCCTGTGTTGGCTTGCTAGTCTTACGCTTACGTGTATTCGTAGTGGTAAAGTAGATTGGAAGTATCGGCATAACTGACCCCTCATCACATTATTCATTATATGCTAGAATAGGTTGATTGTCAAGACCTATTTATCCACTCGTGCATATCGTCACGAATAAGCCCAGCTTGAGAAGATGGTAGCCCTTTAAATGGTAAATTCATATCCCAATATTCTGGCTGTATTTTGTGTTTGCGTAGATTGCTTTGGAGTAAATGCTCACCTAGCATCCAACGCTTTTCGCTGAAATAATACTCGTCGATGTGTATGTATGTTGAAGAATATTTATCCATCATATCAGAACTGGAAAACGCAAACTGATCGCATGCTGCATTAAGGCCCTTCTCCCTCTGAGGCGCATATAGTTTCTTATTGTCTAATCTTTTGAACGGAATAACAACATTAAGGGCATAATCAAATCTAGTTCTAATTGCCCAATCGTATCTAAAATCAAAGTCTCGTTCATAGGCACATTTCAACATATTGGATTCATATATCGAATAAAATCCAGACAAAGTATTGCGAGGTGGCCACAACTTATGTCCTATCGGATCAAAATATTTACCATAGGTTTTATCATCTTCTGCAGTAAACTTAGGATATTCAAATTTATGTGCTATTGGTTTATATAGATCAACTATCTTCTTGTTGTGTTTGCTATTCCACGAATGCAAAAACACGTCCACTTGATAGTAGTCAAATAAGTTCATCTCATAGAACTTATATGCTGCTTCAAATGAACGTGCTTGCCCAGACAAACATAACGCTATCTTCATTTTTTTTCTTTTGTGTTCCAAAATTCTAAATCATGATTTAGCCAATATGTTCTGGTGCTCCAATCATGACGTATGAGACTATAGACCCATCTTCTTCCATCAGATTCTGGATGGCCGATAAACGGATCTTGCATATCAACGTATCGTACCTTTTCATTTTCTCGTTCAGGATATCCGTGATGATTTCTGAGACCAGTCTCGACTAGGGTGGTAGAAACTAAATGTTCTCCGTAGAATTTGTATCCCGGTATCTTAGAATATTTTTCTATGTGTTCATAAACAGACATATACTTGTTCATGTTTTCACTAGACCCAAAAGCAAATAGATCACAAAAACCGCAATCGTAAGTATTATCTGCTTTTATATATTTTCTTTTTGGTAAGTATACGAATGTGTTGTCTAGATTATTAAAATCAAAGTGTGTGTTTAAGGCATAATCAAATCTACCCCTAATCACCCAGTCATATCTAAAATCAAAATCTCGTTCGTAAACATTTTTTAAATTTCTTGATTGTAGTATAGAATAAAATTGAGCCAAAGAATATCTAGGTAAACTAGTTACATGATTACAGTTCTTTTCATATATCTTATCATGCTCAGGAGAAAATTTGTAATCTTCAAATGTTCGCATAACAGGACCATACAATCCTATTATGTCTTTGTTGAGATGAGAATTCCAAGAATGAACGAATACATCAACTTCATAATGATCTAGAAGATTCTTCTTCCAATAAGAATATCCTTCTTCAAGTTCGCGAGGTTGTCCGGAAAGGCAAAGGGCTATCTTCATCTAATAATCGATTTTTGCATTCTTGGTGAATTCAATTGCTTTTTCTCGAGTGTCTATTATTCCTAAATCGTCGCTAAACCAACACGCAGCACGACATTGCATTTCTATAGGTAACCAGACTTGCATTTGAGCAGTTATCCCGTCCCCTCCGCCATACTCTAGAGCTTTACTGTGTCGATATTCTTCGATCTGTTCTGAAGAATAGTTAGAATAGAGCATGAGATTGCGAACCACCCTATCCCACAAACACTTATAGCATTTCTCGCAACTCTCATAGTTTTTTGTAGGCATCGTACAAGATAAAGCCATTTGTGCGTATTGCTCGGGTAGATATTTAAATACATGCCATCGAGTGAAGTTCTGATGATATTCGTGAGTCAATAGTGGCGTAAACAATGTCACATTAGGAGCGCGATCAGTGATCCATTTCTTAAGATAATTGACCTTATCTATTCCCTGTTCAGATGAAAGATTATCTTTGTTATTATGAAATTTCTTCTGCATTTGCTCCCATGTTATTCCGGAAACAATCATATCGAAATTGTCTTTATTAGCCACAGCATAGTATGCAATATAATTCCATGGTCCTTTTGATACCACTTTTCTTTTTTTATAAACCGAAAGGATATCTGCGTCAAAATCGGACGCAGATATTACATGTATATTGTATGTGAAATTGCGGATCTTTTGTAATTCTTCAACAAGTAGATCTACATTAGAAAGATTGGTTTCTAACGGAGCAAAATAAACCCCTATATCTTTCATGTGATCATGATCTTTGTTTCTTACTAGAATCGTTGCTGTTACTTCGTGATCAGTTTCAGTCAGTAATTTGTATAGGATATAAGTAGAATCATATCCACCAGTAAAAAATAAACAAACTCTCATCTTAACTCATTTCTACCCAACCGGTCATGATATACTTAGTGTTGCTGATCGGAGGATTGCCGCGATGGGTGTGAGTGTATCCGGCTGGCCACAAGATCAATCGTCCCTCTTTAGACTTAACGCGGCGAGAATAGTATAGGAATTCAGATTCTCCGCCTTCATCAACATCGTTGAGATAGAGAATAAATGTCATCATTCTACGCATGTTAGTCGGACTATCATCTTCGCAATGCCATTGATGATATCCACCACCAATTTCAGTTTTCTGTAGTTTAAGCAAACGAATTGTATGATGACTTAACGTCGTTAGGATACTGAATTTATCAGAGTAGATTGGATATATTATATCCCAGAATTTTCTATTGAATAGATGACAAGGCTCCATATCAGAAACGTCCATCTCGGTGCGCGAAAGTATCGATGACCAATACAACTGATCATCAGATTTTTCGTGCTTCTTGTTTCCTTGTGTTTGTCTATTAACAGTAAATCCATTTTTCTCAAATCTATTAAAGCAATCAATAGTCCTGCGACATTCTTCCGAAGAGAAAAAATTGTCATAGGTCATTACGAAATCGTCTATTGTATAACTCATGATGCTAATAGCTCCTTCATTCTGTCAGCTGCATAACTTGCAGCAAATGCTTTGGGTTTAATCATAGGAGTAACATTGCATGTTCCGCGAATGTAGCCAACCGCTTGCTGAACAACACAAGAACTTCCGTGAACTATATTTGGATTGATATCTAGATGTACTTCTGCGTGACGATCGCCGATAGATTCTGCGAGATCCATATAAAGCTGTGCAGCCTTATACACTTCGTTCATTAGCCTATATGCTGGGCGATCTTTACGCTGATCGTAATCGCGCTCTCTGGATACGGATCCAAAAACTTTGCATCCACGAGACCCGTCATAGTGTACCACGACGGCGAGAGTGTAGTCTGCATACCAAAGTTCATCTTTACCTCTATATCGTTCAGAATCTGCACCAATGTAAATACAAGTTGTTTCAGAGCAATTCATAATAAACTCGCGCACTTCATCAAGATCCATATTGTTCATAACTTTATTTATGGGAGATATATTTTGTGTTAAATTTTCAAATCAAATGATAGTCAATAATAATGATACTACTATAAAAA